ATTGTGACCAGGCGTTGCAAGCTGCTAAAAACTGGAACGGCTTATCGGCTTTAGACCACAGCTCGACTGTCCCCTTAAAGTCTCGACCCACTTGGCAAATCCAGTCTGAGTTATCCTCCGTCCATTGGTTCCTAGCTGCGAAAGGCTGTTTAGATACTTTGTCAAAATCACCCAAATTGGCGACATGGATGGCAAGCCAAGTTGCCCCATCAGGTGTCATCTGCTTGGTCGTACCTAGCTGGAACATTGCCTTAATATGGTCATCTCTATGGTAGTTGAAATGGGGCACCGGGTAGCATCTGCTGCGGAAGTCCATGTTCCAGGGGAGGTAAAATTCATCAAAAGTCTCTAAATCTCGGGCACTCTCTAGGTCCTGCTTCATGACCGCAGTTTGCGAACGGATGTCTCGGTTTTTCTCATGAACCTCACGACATTTTATGGAGTAACCTTTCTTAGCTTGGTCGGTAAGCAAATCCCATTGCTCAGGTACTGATGGCAGATCCATTTCTGCTTTATGCGGAAAAGCGTCACCAACATCGCAGCCAGAAGCCCAAGCCCAGTCAACCGCATCAACGACATAGCTATTGATTTTCAATGGGGTAGCTTGGATCGCATTCAGCGCCTCGAGGAACTCTGGTCCTTCTGGTCCAGACTTAGCGATCTTATGCTTCAAGGCTTTGCGCTGCGTAGAGTTGGCCATCCTGACCAATGGTACTTGATTGGCGAGAACAGCATCCCGGTAACAACCTGTGTCAACATCGACCCAAGGCGTTGGTGGAACAATCATCGGGGCAAACATTGGCTCAAGCCAGGAGGCTTTGTGATCCATATCGGCCAACGCTAGGGAGGCTTCATGGGTCATGCCCATCTTTTTCATCGTGCGCTTAGGAGTGGACTTTTCCCACACATCAAAAATATTGGAGAACTCTAGGACCGCATTTATCAGGGGGGCACCTGCTTTCACTTGTCGCGTGACTGCCCAAGGCTCAGAGACGTAGGGCTGCAAGGTTCCTTTGCCATTGCATTTGCTACACGTCAAAAGACTAGTGCTGCCTTCTTCTTCTATCGAACCTGATCCAGTACACGCTAGGCATCGACTATCCTTAGCGGCAATTATCCTAGCAGCTTTGACGCGATACTTGGGGCTGTTGTGACTTTTGGTCACCTGGGTCTCAATCCGCTTGGCCAACTTACTGTCGTGTGCCTTCAGGCCAGCTGACCAGTGCTCAAGCTCAATGCGCTGACCAATACGAGTGATGCAGCTGGTAAGTGATGCCTTCAGAGCAATGCTCTCCATACATGTGTTTAGGGCCAAATAGGCCAGTAGGTCCACATCTAACCCTTTGATATCCTCATACCAGCAAAACTTACGAGCACCACTATTTTCTTCTTTAAGTAACCTAGCCCTTATGGCATCAGCAACTCTAGTCATAGCACCACTGATTAACTTTTGTGGGTTGTTCTGTGTGGTGGGGTTAAGGTTACCTTCTTGTCGCATAAGGAACCTGTCACGCCCTTTTGTCACCATGTCTTTCTCGCGCTCAATTTCCAACATTTTTAATTGGTCAAACATACAGCTATCCCTCGATTTGTTCTTTTAGTATCTCTAAGGGTGGACACTTCTATTTTTACCCGTAAAAACAAGCAATCAAGTTTGTTTAATTACTAACACTATTAATACAAATGGTATTAAAGCGGCTCGATTATAACGAAAGGTTTGAGAAGTATCTACGATTTGGTGGTGCTATTTTTTATTGGTAGTTCATCGAAATGACAGCCCATATTGTGGCTATCGAGTCGAGGGGAGGGGTTTCGGCTTTAAGATAAAATCGAAGAATCTTTTCTTTTTTGAGACGCACAGCGACAAGAGAATTTTCTTTGTACAATTCTGGCAGACAGCACACAGCAAAACCCGTGATGCTTTTTTCCAAACTGTTGATCAGCACAACGTCTGGATGATTCTCTAAGTGCCTGTCTCCAACGATTTGGACATAAAAACTGTCAATATCATCACGAATGTACATCGTCTTAAATTGTTTGTTGCTCGCGTCATCAGACGTGTAGCTGATCGATACCTTTTTGACATTTGGTAAATTAGCTTCAATCGCTGGGTCGATCTCAATCGGATCAACATTGAGATAGTTTGCCAGCTTGATGACAGCGGGGCCTTTGAGCGGAGTTTGACCATTTAGATAATGAGACAGCCCACCTTGCGTCCAGCCGAGGTCAGCAGCGGCATCCGCTTGAATGAATCCTCTAACGCCCTTTTTGATCTCCCAGATTCTGCGTAAGTTGCGGACATTTACTGGCAAATCTTCTTTATTGACCATCTTTGCTGCCTCTATTGGTCGGCTTTTTGGGGATAATAACTCTTTATTCATTTGATACATACCTATTTAGAAGATGAGCTAAGTCGGTTGACAGCAGCCTGTAGGTCTTTAACCTTGCCCTGAGCACTATCAATGATAGCCTTGACAGCGTGAGGGTCTGACGTGTCTTTGAGCTCAAGAAGCGTCTCTCGAGCCCGTTCAAGAGCCTCTATGGCAAAGTCTATTTCAGTGCGGTTCCTTTTCTTGCCGAGTTCATCTGGAGCCTGTGTGTGCATCTCCTGGTCATATTCGGAGACGTAAAAGTTTTTCCAAGGTGCAGTAGTCATAATAGTTTTCCTATAGTAGTAGTAGTGGGGCGGTTAGCCTTGAGATTCCGCAAGCATAGCCATCATGGATTCGAGGTCTTCGTGGACGTATTTCTGGGTAGTCGCGAGAGACTTGTGGCCTAAAAGCATTGCTACACCCAGCGTACTGGCTTTCTTTTTGTTCACCAGGTTGGTCGCACAGGTGTGTCGGGTAATGTGAAAACAGAAGTGATCGTCATGGCGGAACAGTTCGTCTTTACACGCTGCGAGAGCGTCATAAAACGCCTTGTGGCGAAAGCTACGGATAGGGCAGTTGCCCAATCTCAAGAGAGCGTCCTGGGCAGCCGGGACCAAAGGTACGTTTCTGTCATTACCATTCTTGGTGTTTGTCAAATGGATAAATCGACCATCGGGACTACGTTGGCCGTAGGTCTTGCTGTCTGGGTTTTCGATGGCAAGAATCTCGCCCTTACGCATTCCAGTCTCAACACCCAGGATGAACATGTCGGCCATCCAAGGCCATTTAGAGCCTCGATAAAACGCTAGGATGCTATCGATTTCTTTGTCGGTGAAGAAGCGTGGGCGGCCAGAGGTTTTGACCTTTTTCCAACGAACCTTTGGGGCGTGAGTGATTTCCTCGTTATCAACTGCCAGCTTCATAATTGAAGAGATCGCTGCGGTGTATCTGTTTAAGGTGGAGTCGCAGCAGCCTGTAGTTTTCAGATGATCAAGGAAGTCATAGATGTCCGTGGGTTTGAAGTTGTCTAGTTTCCGAGTTTTGAAGTCGCTGAAATTAGCGAAACGGACAATCTTAGCCTGGCTAGACTTAAGGTGACCTGAGTCCCAGATCCTGTGAGCGTTTTCTAAGGTAAATTCTAGTACAGTTTTCATAGCTTAATTCCCTCAAATTAACTAAAAATTCGAGAGTCTTTAGATATGGTCCGTTTACCTGTATCCTTCGCCACCCCCAGTAGTAATGCCCGGGTGGCGAAATTGGTAGACGCAAGGGACTTAAAATCCCTCGGTGGCAACACCGTGTCGGTTCAAGTCCGACTCCGGGCACCATTATCTGAAGACTCTTACAAACAACGGATAGAACCGCTGAACTGCCGAAGCAGAACCCGAGTGTAGCTGAAAGTACATGTCGAATACAACCCCCGCGTTAAGGGTGGACACTTCTCCAAAAAACACCGATCACCTGAATTAAGTGACCGGGGTAGGGGGTATATCCTTTGTTTACTTTTTGAACATCTTGGTGAGCTGCTGCACCCCAAAGGATGCCGCGAATACAACGCCTACGGCTGTCTGGTAGAAACTTGGCATAGCCTCCAGTGCAGCAAAACCATCCTGCACAACGTCTGTGTGGCCAGTGAATGCCAAGATCAAGGGAATGCTGACCAAAATAGTTAGCCACTCGTCTTTCCAGCTTTCGCTTGATGCCTCAGCCATTGCCTGATTCCACTCAAGCTCGCCAGTAACAACCTTCTGCCTGATGGCTGTCTGTGCCCTAATGTTCTCTACTTGGAACTCTGCCTGTGCCTTTTTTTTGTCAAGATGTCCACCAATTGCGGTACCTACCAAATTGACCAGTGGTGATATAAGTGCCTGTAACATTTAAGCCGTCCTTATCATATCCGCGATTTCAATTGCCCTCTCTCCAACCTGGGTTGCATACCTACTATCTAATAGCTCATCAGCAGCTGATGTAAAATCACCTTCTCGAAGGTATGCCAGTGTCTTTTTAAACTGCATAAGTCTGGGGATGCCCATGTTGAACGAAAGGTTGACCAGGGCTTCTTGGACCTGCTCGGGCATCTTCGTAAAAAAGCTGACATTGCGTAGTAGTTCGCTGATGGCTTCCTCGAGGTCCTCTTCAAGCATTAGATTCATTACCCGGTCAGAAATTCCTTTTTCTTGGATGTTGTGGCCTACACCAATGGTCCAAATCCCGAGTGAATCCTGATACATTTCGAGACGGGCACCTTCGTGCCTGGTGATCGTATTTCGGAGCCTATCCATGTCCATATTACTTTTCCTTATTAAATAGTTTTTTCACAGTGTCAGTCTCAAGAATCCGAATGCCGAGCCATACAATTGTAAAAAGCGAAGCAGTTGGGGGCAGCCAAGCGGCTAAACTGAGTACACCTGTTGACGCAGCAGCAATGTCTATTATTTCTTTGGAATCAGCCATCAGGATACCTGCGGTAAAATTAAAAAGTAGTAAGCCAAAGCGGCGCTCAGAATTACGCAGACAGCACCCAATGCATTTTTAAAGAGTGTGTCAATCTTGGTAATTCTTCGCATCTTCGCCAGGCGTATTTGTTCAAGTTTGAATTTGTGGTTCGCAAGGGATTTTGATTGCAACATCAACATGTCCCGCCAAACCGAAGGTGGAACACTGCGACGCAAAGCTCGCTCTTTCTTTTTGATATCATCGCGAATCCATGCGAGCGAAAGAGCCTCTTCTTGTGTCAAAACTATGCCGTCCTTGGCATCTGAGCTTTCAGATTCAATCGTTTCAACGGCAGCTTTGCTTGCTGTCAATGTGTCAAAAACCGCAGCGAGGCCAGTCAGGTTTTCACCAGATTCTTTGACAGTTTTTATACCGTCATTGAGAGTCTTTAGTACACCCACGACTACTGAGATTTCAGCGAGCATATTAGCTACCTAAAGTGGGACGTGTGTCAGGAAAGTCTCCAGTGGACGGCCAGTCACGCAAGGCAGTCCTATGATTCAGGATATTGTCACGATTCGGCCAGTCTGGCGTTTGTGAAGCTGTGTCTGTAGATGACAGTTCCATGTCACGCCACATACGTCCAGCTTCTGCTGCTGTTGGCTCTACAGGTGTAGGT